AATTAAAAAATATAAGTTATGAGAAAAGAAGAAACGATTGAGGAAGTTGCTGAAAAAGCTAATGGTTATAATGTTTATGCAAAAGAAACAAAAGCACCTATTTTTAAAGAAGGTTTTATTGAGGGCGCTAAATGGCAACAACAACAAAACAATAATTTGTATAGTGAGGAGGATATGAGGGATTATGCTTCTTATATTTTATTATATGATGCAATTTCACCTAAAAAATGGTTTGAACAATTTAAAAAGAAACAATAATGAAACAAACACCGATGCAAGAGTTGATTGAGTACACTGAAAAATTAAAAAAAGATTATAATTTTACTTTTGATAAATTTTTTAATAAAGCAAATGAACTACTCGAAAAAGAAAAACAATTAATTTTCGATAGTTTTGAAGATGGTACTTGTAACCAAAATAAAAATCCAAAAACTTATTACAACGAAACATTTAAACAAAAATAACAATGGAAAACAGAGGGAAGTTAACGTATGTGACATTCCGAAATTATATAGACGTGTATAACTCTGTTTTTTTTAAATACTTTAACAATTGAAACACGAAACATTAAAAGTTTATTGAGTTAATTTGTGTTTGTAAAGAAAAAATAACTAATTTTGTTTTTATGGCTTACTCAATTGAAGAAATAAATAAAATATTTGATTATGTGTGTTCCGAAATAGAAAAAGGGCGCGCACTAAGAACTATTTTAAAAGAAGAAGAAATGCCAAGTACTTCTACTTTTTATCAATGGTTAGATAATAACGATGATAAAGCGAAACAATACGCGCGCGCGACAGAAGTTAGAGCAGATGTTATTTTTGATGATATTTTAGGTATTGCAGACGAAAACATAAACGATACTTATGTAAACGATAACGGAATAGAAGTTGTAAATAATGATGTTATACAAAGGTCGAGATTAAGAATAGATGCCCGTAAATGGGTTTTATCTAAATTAAACCCTAAGAAGTATGGAGATAAAACAGATATAACAAGTGGTGGCGAAAAGATAAATAATGTTGCGCCACCAATAAAAGTTACTATTGTTAAACCTAATGATGAAGATGAAGAATGAAATTGAATTTTTATCTACAAAGGTTTTTTTAGATACTTGGGAAGCTACTCAAAGTGGAAAATATAAACTTATTGAGCAAAAAGGAAGTTCAAGAAGTTCAAAGACTTGGAGTGATTTCCAAGTTATTTTTTTAGACTTGTACGAAAATCCAATGACTACGTGTACAATTTTAAGAGATACTCAAAAAAGTTGTAGAGAAATTATTGAAATTGATTGGGTTAAGTGGTTAAGCGACCCTATGGGTAGAAAAAAAGAGCTTGAAAAAAAACTTATTTCAGTTCAAGAGTTTGACGAATTAATAAAAAAAGAATCACTTTTAAAATACTTCTTAAGAAATAAAACTAATCATACTTGGACTTTTTTACATAATAATTCTTTTCTTAGGTTTACTGGATTAGACGATGAAGATGATGCAATGGGTATGACACAAGATATTTGTTGGATTAACGAACCTTATAATTTTGGTCATGAAGTTTATAAACAACTTTCTCAAAGAACTTCTAAATATATTATTTTTGATTGGAATCCTAAGCAAAATCATTGGATTGATATTGAACGAAAAAAAGATAATACAATAACATTACATTCAACTTATAAAGATAATGCATTTTGCCCCCCTGAGAGTAAAAAACAAATAGAGAGCTACCAACCAGTAGAACAATGCGAATTAGTACTGCAAAACAAATTAAACTTATCAGAAGCGTATATTTATAATATTGAAGCAAATGAAAAACAATTCAGTAGAAAAGAATTAAAAGAATTAGAACGTTGTTTGTATAATGAAAAAACAGATAGCGCAAGTTTATACCATTGGCTAGTATTTGGTAAAGGTGAAAAATCAGAAAAACCTAATCGTATTTTTAAAGGTTGGAAAATAATAAGCGATGAAGAATTTGAAACATTACCTTATCCAAACTTTTACGGAATGGATTTTGGTTTAAGTGCGCCAACAACATTAGTTGAAATGAAATTCGATGGTGACCAAACGTTTTTCTTTAAAGAATTGCTTTACAAACCTATGAATGTAATGAATGGCACTTTATCAGATGAATTGCATAATTTAGGAATAGACAAACGTAAAGAGTTAATAGTTGATAGTTCCAACGAAATAAATAAAACAGAGGGTCAAAAGCTACGTAATAGCGGTTTTAATGTTATATTTGCATTAAAAGGAAAAGGAAGTGTGATAAGCGGAATAGAGTTATTACAAAAGAAACAAGTATATTATACAAAAAGTTCTACTAATTTAGAGCAAGAATATGAGAATCATAGCTGGAGAATAGTTCAAGGCGTTCAATTAGATGAGCCTGAGCAAGGTAACGACCACGCTATTGATGGATGCAAATATGTTAGTAGTTGGTATGCACGAACAAGATATTTAACTTAAAAATTAAGATTATGGACTTAATACAAGAAGCAAAAAATAGAGGTTACAGAAAAGGAACTGCAATAAGATATGTTCCTCACGCAATTGATTATGTTGAGGGTAATTACTTTGAAGTAGAAAATGGAGAATTAAAAGCATACGCAAAACCTAAACACGAAAGAAAAAGTTTTGATGATTATAGACACGACACTTTATTTGATGGTTTTAAATGGGTTGAGATAGTAAAATAAAAAATAATCACTAATTTATACACAATCTAAATAAATATTATTATATTTGTAGCAATTAATTGATGTGAAGTCGCATCAAACTATTACAAATGAACGTAAACACTAATTTAATATTAAAGTCTTAATCGATTAATTTCGGTTAAGGCTTTTTTGCTTTAATATGGTTATAAAATCAGTTAGCTTATTTGGTAGAGAGTTATTCAGAGTAGAACGTAATAGAAGCGGTCAGTTTTCCTATACTTTTTTAGATGGTAATTCATTTGTTGATAATGGTAAGTATATGGAATTTTACTTATCAAATCCAGTACTTTCTACAATAGTAAACTTTTCAGCTACTTACTACTCTCAAATGAGAATAACTCATATTGGCAAAGATGGCAAAGTAATTGAAAATTCAGATTACACTAAACTATTATATAATCCTAACTACTTTCAGTCAAAAGAGGATTTCTTTTTTCAGCAAATGGTATTTTTATCGGTAACTGGGAATGATTATATTTATCAAATTAAACCATTTAGTAACTCAGTTCCTAATGCTATTTATAATCTTATTCCTAATGAAATAGATTTTAATAATATCAACAAAATAGACAAATTTATTATTACTAAAAATAATAAAATGGCTATTGAAGAAAAGATTATTAAATATAATTTAGATGGTGTAACGCATAATTTACCATTAAAAAGTATAATTCCTACTTATGATTTGACTAATGGATTAGTTGGTAATTCATTACTTACATCACAAAGTAGAGTTAAGGCAATTGCGCCAGTACTTTATAATATTAATAAAAACCTAATATCTAAAGGTATTAACCTTGAAATGTCATCAAAGTATTTAGGTAAAAATGAAAGTACTGGAAATGAGGCACAAATACAACAAGGAGATAGAAGTTCAATCGAAAACACTTTAGGTAGCAAATCGCTTATTTTAACTAATGCTAATGTTGATGTTAAGCATTTAGTTAGTGATATGAAGAAATTATTCTTAGATGAACAATACGCTGAGGATTTCAATAAGTGTTTATTAGCTTTCGGAATGAATAAGAATGTTATTAATCCGTTTAGTAGAGATTCAACATTTGAAAACCAATCACAAGGTTTAATATCATACATTCAAAACCAAATACAAAACACCGCTGACAACACAATGAACTCACTTTCTCAAAGTTGGGGATTATTTGAAAAGGGAGAAAAATTAAGAGCTTCTTTTGACCATTTGCCAGTTATGCAGTCGGTAATTAATGAAAAGATTAAAACATTAACAGACTTTCAGAATATGGTTAAGTTATCAAAAGAAAACGGAACTATGAATGATAATGATGCGGTTACAAAAACAAAGGAATTAATGCTAAAACTTAATTTGTAATGGGAACTAAATTAACACCTAAGGAAATAGAAAACCAAATTAGCAAAGAACAAATCGAGAAAGCTAAAAAGGAACTAAATAAAAGATTACAAAACAACGATAAAGAAGTAAAAAAATGATTTGGAAATCAACTAACACACAAGGAGAACATACTTTTTTTGATTCAAAAGAGGAATTGTTTAAGCATATCAGAGAAAACAAAGATATTCTAATTGATGCTAAAAAGTCAGTTATTCAAAAATCAGTTGATAAAGGGAGTGCGGTTGTATCTAAATGTTTGGATTTATTAAAGTTTACAGACCAATTAAAAGGTATTAAAATCGATGACAATTTCTATTACATAGCGGTTAATTCAACTATGATTTTAGATTCTCACGACGATTTACACGATAATGGGATATGGAAAAAATCAGTACAAGAAACGCAAGGCAAAAACTATTTAGTTTGTGACCACGAATTAGAAGTATTACAAACAATAACTCGAAAAGAACATATCGAAATATTTACTGCTAAAATTCCTTTTTCATTAATAGGACAACCTTATAATGGAGAAACAGAAGTTTTGATTTATAAAGTACCAAAAGACCAAATTAAAATTGAAGCGGTTAAAGAATGGTTAGATAGTGGTGATAGTATTGAGGCTTCTGTAAGAATGCGTTATGTTACTATTTTACTTGCTATGGATTCAAACAATCCTGAGGACGTAACTGAAAAAGCTAACTATGACGCTTATATTAATAAAATAGCTAATAAAGATGACTTCGATTATATTCCTTATTTCTATATTATTAAAGAGGCGCAAAACGTAAGAGAAAGTAGTTTAGTTGTAGCTGGTAGCAACCACGCAACTGGATTAATAAACAATAACAAAATTCAAGCCGAGAAATCACTTGAAGAAATCGAAGCCGAGCAATCACTTCAAATAAATGAACAATTAAAACAATTATTAAACAAATTTAATTAAAAAAAGATGAACGAAGAAATCATTAAAGCGTTAGGAGATAAAATCGACGCAATGAAAAACGAAAGCGTTTCTAAAGCGGAACTTATCGAAGTATTATCGCAAGTTAAAGAATTAGAAACTAAAGGAGCAGAAGTTTCAACTATGAAAACAAATGTTGAAGAAATTGCTTTGAGAGTATTAGAATTGGAAACTAAAGGAGTTCCAAGCAACACACCTGAGAATTTAGGTAGCTTATTGGCTGAGAAATCAGACGAATTAAAAGCTATGAAAGACAAATCAGGAGCAAGTGTACAAATTCAATTAAAAGCGGTTGGTACAATGGCTGAAAGTACTAACATTACTGGTCAAGTTCCACAAGCTGAAAGAGAAGCTGGTATTACAAGAATTGTAACTCGTAATCCTTTTATTCTACAATTGGTAAACGTTGGGCAAATTATGTCAAATGTTTGGGAATGGGTAGAGCAAAAAAATAGAGAAGGTGGCGCTGCAATGACTGCTGAGGGCGCAGCTAAATCACAAGCTGACTTTGATTTAGTAGTAGCTAGTGCAAACGTTAAAAAAGTAACTGCATACATCAAAATCACAAAAGAGATGCTTGACGATGTTGCTTTAATGCGTTCAGAAATTGACCAAGAATTAACTGAATTAATCAACTTGAAAATTGATGAGCAATTATTGAGCGGTTCAGGTTCAGGTAATAACCTAACTGGTATTACAACTAACGCTACTGCTTGGGCGGCTGGTGCTTTTGCTTTAGCTATTCCAACACCTACAAAATGGGATGTTTTAAGAACTGCTTTAAACCAAGTTAGAGTTAATTTGTTTGAGCCTAACTATATCGTTATGCACCCAACAGATGTGACTTCTATGGAGTTATCAAAAGATTCTACTGGTCAATACATTATGCCTCCATTCACTTCTGTAGATGGTACAATTGTAAGTGGTGTTAGAGTTGTTGCAAATACTGGTGTTACTATTGATAAATTCTTAGTAGGGGATTTCTCAAAAGCTGGTGTAAGATTCAAAGAAGGATTGACTATTAACGTTGGGTACGAAAATGATGACTTTACTAAAAACCTTGTAACTATCTTAGCTGAGGCAAGATTGGTACAAAGAGTAAAATCTAACCATTATGGCGCTTTCGTTTATGGTGATTTCTCTGATGCTATTACTGCATTAACTAAAGCGTAATAGTATGGGACATTATTTAGAAACTACAATAGAAGTTACCTATAATGGTAAAACTACAAGAGTAGCGAAAGAAGATGCGCACCTATACAAAGATAAAGAGGTAAAAGAAGTTAAACCTAAAAAAGAAAAATAATGCCTAATATAATTGATTTATCATACTTTCAACAAGCTAATGCATTAAACATTCCTTTGAGTGTTCAAATGATAGTAGCTAATCCAACTTTGGAAACTCCGAATAGTGCAACTGCATTAACGGAATTGATTACGAAAGTAGAAAAATCAGTATTATTAAATGCGTTAGGTTTAACAACTTATAATGAACTACAATTAGCAATAGCGGATGAATTTACTAATCCGCTATATGCTAAATATCAAAAGTTAGTAGAGGGTGAAGAATATGATGAAAAAATATGGCAAGGATTGAATTATGAGTATAGTTTAATCGCTTGGAAAATCCAACAAGATTTTTTATTTAATACTAACCAACAATTAACTGGAATAGGGAATGTTGAGGTTAAACCACAAGGAGCAAATTTAGTAACACCAGCGTATAAGATAGCTAATGCAAACGCTAATTTCATTCAACAATATCAAGGCGGTTATATGAAATATCCTATTATTTATAACGATGGAGAGTTCATAGATTGGTTTGGTTGCAATGATGAAATAGAGGTTAGTTTATATCGTTATTTAACCGATAAAAAAGCGGTTTTTGCTGATGTTAATTTAGAAAACTTCAAAGTGTACGAAACTTATAATTCTTTTGGGATATGATAGTTTTTGAAGATGAATTAGCAAGAATTGTTGAAGTTTTACCTGATGTGGTTGTAGGTAGTCAAACTGCTACTTTAAACTATGGTTGGGGAACTCAAGAAGTTTTAACTAAATATTTAGCTTTAAAAGGTAAATTAAGTTTTCCTTTAATTTGGTTGGTTGAGGGTGAAGATAACAACAATTTAAGAGAGCCAAGTGTTAAACGTAATTCTCGAATAGTTATTTTACACGAAAGCCAAGCACCAAGTGAGTTTAATCCTTATCAACATGAGTACGATTTTAAATTAATCTTACAACCTATTTTAGATAATTTATTAATAGCATTAAATCAAAGCGGAATAAGTAGATATGATGATTCAAACTTTAGAACACAAAGAATAAAAAACTATTCAATGCGTGAAGAAGATAATAGTTTAGTATTTATTTGTAACGCTATTGTATTAGATGCTGAAATTACATTTAGCGGTCAATCGACTTGCTTACAAACGATTCAATTTAACAATTAAAAAACAATAATCAAATGGTTTTATATAATCAAAAAGATTGTCTTACTACACGTAAGAATTTAGGTTTATCTGATTGCATTTTGCAAGAAGGTAGACTAACTGGGAAAATATTAGTTCCTAAAGGATGGTCAATTAATTTAACAACTGACGTATTCGATAAAGACTATGTAAATGAACAAATCCAATTAGGTAATTTTATTCCTATTTTGGGTGCGGTTGAGGCTACAAATAACACGCCTGAAGCTACAACTGAGGAGTATCAAGGTGGTGTTATGTCGGTAGTTCGTAATGGATTACCACAATTTACTTTTAAATACTTAAGAGGTTGGTTGTTTGCTAATGCGTTATCTACTTATAACTCATTCCAAGCGTATGACGTTTTATTTGTGTTTTCAAGTGGCGCAATCGCTGGAGCAACAAACGGAACTACTTTTAGCGGTTTTGATTTAGGTATGTTGAACGCTGGAACATATATGTTTACAGATGGTTCGACTTCTGCAAGTGTTAGCACTACCATTCAGTTGATGAACGAAACGCAATTTAATAGAGATGTTGCTATTTTAGATGCTTCTGTTTTAGATTTTAATGTAAATGCGGATATTTTCCCTATTACGGATATTGTAATGACTGGACGTGCTGACGTTTCAGAGGGTAAAGTTTACTTCAAAGCAAAATTTGCTACTAATCAAAGTTCTGTTTTAGGTGGAATTGCTATTGCTAATTTAAGAGTTACCATATCGGGAACTGCTGATACTATTCAAGCGGGTACTTTAACTTACAATTCAACTACACAAGAGTATGAATTTGAGCCAACTGCAACATTAACAACTTCTACACCAGTTGTAGTACAATTGTATGATTCTGTTAATTCGGTGGCTTGTGCGAAAATTGGTAATAAGTATTACAAAGGTGCAACGGATTCGATTACGCCGACTGCATAGTAGTTAATAAAAATAATTTTTAAACCATAATGTAAAAGTTATGGTTTTTTTATTTATATTTGTAAAGTCATAATGATTTTTTTATTGGGGGATAAACAAGGATGAAATGCAATCAATTAATTTTTGGTTGCATTTTGTTTTTTAAACAAGTAAATAATGGAAATATTTAATAAGCATATATTCGGTAGTGATGCGCATTACTTCAAACAATTAAGCGTAATTGAGCAAGTAAATTGGATTAAGAAACATACAAATCAGCAAAATGATGACTTAATTAACGAGTTTTTAAGTAACATACCCGAAAATAACGATAAAAATTGTATAGATTGTGGGAATAAGCGCAAAGGAATATCAAAAGAGATTGAATCCAATACTGAATCAGTCGGTAATGGAATCGTTAGTACAGAAGATAATATTAAGCGACCAAAAAAACCTAAAAGAAGAAAAGATTAGCGAGTTTGAACGTGGTTTGCGACCTGATAACAAACGAATAGGAGGTTATCAAAGTGGCGAATATGCAAACGAAAAAAATCAAATGAATCCTTTAGCTGGTTTTGGTAACGTCGATTTAATTTATAGCGGTGCTTTTGTGTCTAAATTATTTGTAAAGCCATTCGACGCAAATCCCAACGGATTTATATTTGATAGTTCAGATAAAAAAACTGGAAGTTTAGTAGTTAAATATGGTCAAGCTATTATGGGATTAAACAAAGTTTGGTTTAACAAAAGACAAAGCGAAATATACCGATTAGTATTACAACAACAAATTAAACAAATTTATAAAATAGCGTAATGAAAAAAGATAAATTTACAAAAGAACAATTAGAAGCTATAAAAATAGTTGATAATTTATATGGATTAAGAGAAGACACAAACAAAGCACTTGACTATTTTAGAAGTAAAGTAAAAGACACAAACATTAGATGTAATATAAAAAGAAATGAAGATGTAAGTAATTTACATTTTCAACATTCATTACCAGCTTTATTCTGTGATTTAATTTCAATGATTGATAAAGGGGATTTAATATTTAAAGATGCCTAAATACACAAACATATCAAACATACCCGCAAAAGTTTTCTTTGAAATATTGAAAACTAAGAACTATCAATTGCTTAAACCTAAACCAAAAGAGAAAGGTTTAGAAGAAATATTCATATCTATTTACGATGAGTTTTTCATTAAATCCGATAATTTAGAGGCGAAAAGATATTTAGAGTTAAATAAGAATATTGCTTTTTTAAATTACAAAATAGCGATAATTAAACAAACTCTCGCATTTTTATACTATTCGACTACAACTCGTCAAATGCGAATTGATTATTTAGAAGCGTTAAAAATAGGATGCGGGATAGAAATAAACGTTGATGTAGATTTTAGCGATGAGGTTAAACGTATTTTAAGCGAAAATATCGGTTGGATTGAAAACGATTTAGCTTTTGATGAGCAAGAGTTAAAAGAAATGCTTAATAAAAGCCAAAATAAAGATTATGATTATTATGATAGTATCGGGGTTTTAAGTAATGTATTACCAAATAACTCACTATTAAAAGAGGATATGACTTTAGCGGTTTATATCACACTTGAAAAATTAGCACAAAAATTACAATCACAACAAAATAAAAAAGTAGCATAATGGCAAACGAGTTCATCGAGATTCTTTCTCCCTCAGCTTTAAAAGATTTACAGACTGCAAATAGCGAGGTTTTAACACTTATCAAAAACATTGATAACGCTGGTAAATCTATGCAGAATATCAAAACTCCAAGCGGTTCTGATAGTGCTATTAAGGATTTAAACGCTCAAATAATACAACAAGAAAAAGCATTACAAAGACAACAAATAGCTTTAGAAAAAGCTAGATTAAGTGAGATAAAACTAGCACAAGCTAGAGAAAAAGCATTTGATAAATACGATGCTCAATTAGAAAAAGAACAAGCAAAATTAACACAAGCAAATAGTTTATATAATCAAACTCAACAAAAGGTTAATCAATTATCAAAAGCATATAATGATTTAGCAATAAAAAAAGAATTAGGCGGTAATTTAACCACAAAGGAATTAACTCAACTACATAAATTAACAAATGAAATAAACATATATCAATCAGCATTGAAAAAAGTTGATGCTGATATACAAAAAAATCAAAGAAATGTAGGTAATTATGCAAGTGGTTGGAACGGATTAGGCAATTCAATCAATCAGTTAAGCAGAGAAATGCCAGCTTTTGCAAATAGTGTACAGACTGGTTTTATGGCTTTGTCGAATAACTTACCTATTTTGTTTGATGAAATCACAAGAGTAAAAAATGCAAATAAAGATTTAGTAGCGCAAGGTTTACCAATAAAAAGCACCTTTTCACAAATAGCTGGAGCGGTGTTAAGTTGGCAAACTGCATTATCTGTTGGAGTTACTTTATTGACTGTCTATGGTGCTAAAATTTGGGATTCTATTAGCGGTGCAAAAGAAAAGAAAAAAGCATTAGAAGAAGAAAAGAAAGCTATTGAAGAAAAAGTAGAAGCAGAAAGAAGAAGCAACGATGCAATAGGTCAATCAATAGCGCAAGAACAAAATAGAGCAAGGATACTTTTTGAAATTGCTAAAAATACCGATGTAAACGATAAAAAACGAAAAGATGCGTTAGATGAAATACGTTCAAGATATAGCAAATATTTAGGAGATTTAACAGATGAACAAATATTAGCGGGACAAACCGCAGAAGCAGAAGAAAGGCTAAATAAAGCATTAATAGGGCGTGGTTATGCATTGGCTACTCAAAACTTATTAGAACAAAACGCAACCGCTCAAATGAGCGCACAAGTTGAGTATCAAAAAACATTAGCAAAAGGCTATAAAGCAATTAATGAGCAAAAAAATGATAAAGGCGCAATTAAAAATAATGAGGAATATTTTGCATCATTAAGAAAAACAAACCAAGCTAATACAGATGCTGAAAAAATACTTAATAAAAAATTAGAGCCATTAAAAGCAGAAGAAGAATTATTATTGCAATTATTCAGAGATAACGCTAAATATTTAGATGCTATTAATGATGGAACAAAAGCACACGAAAAGAAAGTAAAAGTATTAAAAGAAGAAGAAGAATTTAATAAAAATAGTGAAGAAGCATTTAAACGCTCAATATCAGCGCTTGAAAGTCAATTAGCTAATATGGATAGATTTAATTCTGCTTATGATATTACTAATGGTTTATTACAATTTCAAAAACAATTATATGACCAACTTTTTGGAAGTATAAAAGAAACAACAAAAGCAAAAGAAGAATTAAATAATGTTATTGAATTAACTGATGAACAAGTTTATACAGAATATTTTGCGTGGTTAAAATTAAAAGAAGCTACTGATAGTTATCTTAAAACTATTTCGAGCGATGCGTTTAATAAAGCATTTAATAATATAGGCTTAGCAAGTGCGAAAATGTTCTTTGATTTTGACAAAGAAGGCAAAAGTACTTTTGATAAACTTATTGAGGGTGCTGATAGTTTAAAAGAAAAATTCGCTATTACTTTTCAAGCGGTTGGCGATGTAGCGCAAGACGTATTTAATAAAATGTTTGAATTATCAAACCAACGTTTTGAGAATGAAAAAGCTAATTTACAAAAAGAAAAAGATATAGCAATTGCATTCGCTGGTGATAGCGCAAGTGCAAAAGAAGAAATTAACAGACAATACGATGAACGTCAAAGAGAAATAAGAAATAGAGAAGCAAAAGCTAAAAAACAACAAGCTATATTTAATATATTAATAGACACTGCACAAGGTGTAGTTTCGGCTTTAGCATCAACACCGCCAAACGTTCCTTTATCTATTGCAATAGGTGTAATCGGAGCGTTACAAGCTGGAATTGTAGCATCACAACCAACGCCACAATTTTACAAAGGTACAGACAACGCTCCAGAGGGTTGGGCTTGGACACAAGAAAAGGGCGCAGAGGTTATTACAGATAAAAACGGAAAACTTAAATCAACTGGAAGTAACAAAGGCGCACAAATGACTTACTTAAACAAAGGTGATAAAGTATTTACTGCTGAAAAATCAAAATTAATGTTTGATAATGGATTAAATAATATACTTTCTTCTAATGGTATTTCAATGCCTAAAATAGAAGTTAATACGCCAAATATCGATTTTAGCGGAGTTATTAAAGCAATTGAGAATAAAGCAAGTGTAAACTTAAGTATTGATAAAGGCGGTTTAAATGCTTTTGTTTCAAACGGACATAGTAGAAAAGAAATAACTAACAGACGTATAAACGGAAAAGGAATAAATGTATAAACACGAATTAGAAATAGTTGGAATTGGTGCGCCTTTAATGTATGAGATTTGTGAGCCTATTGGATTTGATGGTTTGCAATTTGAAACAGAGCAAGAAAGCAAACGTTTTGCACGTTCAATAAATTTCGGCGCATTAGATAAGATTGAGTTTGTTAATGCAGTTGGAAATTTAGTAACTACACCACAAGTTAAAAATCAATTTGGCGATGTTACCGAATATTTAGATTATGGTTTAGAATGGCTTTTATACGGATTAGAAGAAAAAGGATTTGAATTAGAAGCCTATTATCATTTATCAAAAGATAGTGTTTATTTTCCTAAAATGCAATTAGATTTTAGCGAAAAAGATATTACTGATGGTAAAAACTATGTAAGTTGTAAACTTATCGACATAGGTATTATAATGGATTATAAACGTCAAGGAACTGAAATATTTAACGCTTTTAGTGACAAAGATTTTAAAGGCAATACTATTACACCATTACCGACTTTTAACTATTTAAGACGTGCTACACCGGTAACACAAATAAGTAAGTTTAGAGGCAATAATTCTCCAGTAACCGCGCAAGCCTATGAAACATCAAGAAGCATTGAGGGTTTTAATGTATTAGCTAATAATTCAAATGTAGTTGAGCAATACGGAATAGATAATACTTTATCTTTTTTAAGTCCAACTTTTACTAAAGGTTTAGCTTTTGATAATAACGGAGTTTTACAACCTATCCCAGTAGATAGCGGTTCTTTTCAGTTTTTAGAAGCAAAAAATGATTTATCAAATTTAACTTTTAACTTTTCTAATATTGTAGCACAAGTAAGGGCGGTTAAATATGATTTTTTTGGAACAAGTGTTGTTACTGCAAATGGAAAAGCACGTTTATTAATGCTAATAGGTGGTGTTGATTTAGCAACAGAGGGTTTTGACACTTATGAGTTATGGAGTAAAGATTATGCAGATATTACAGATTTTGATTCGGTTTACACAAATGTTCCAAGTTATTTAAATATTTCAGTTCCTTTTATTGAAAGAAGTAAAAGAGTTTATATTTTCTTTGCAAATGATTGTACTGCTACTTTTAGCAATACCGACCATTCATTAGCTAATGCAAGAGTTGAAACTTTAATAAATGGAATGACTATTGAAATAACTGCAATTTCAACTGCTATTGATTCAGTTATTAAAGCGGTTAATTGGATTGATTTAATTAAACAAAGTTCAAAGTATATTAGTAATTTACCGATTGACGCACCTAAGTTCGATGTCGGTGGCGAATATTACAACAATGTAGTTTTCAATCGTCGAATGGTATCACAAAAAACTGATTATTTCAATGTTAAACCAAATGATGTTTTCGGAAGTGTTGAAGAAGTTTGCGCTGATTACGAAATAAATCGAAATGAAATATTTATCGATAGTTATGATAAATATTATACAAATAGCGAAATTGGAGTATTTCAGATAATACCAAGTAAAGATTACCAAAGATATTACAACGACAGAGCGATGTTGAAGTCATTTAAATATAGTTATAAAACTTATGAGCAAGAACGTACTGCAATAGGTACAAGTAACTCTATTCATACAGAAAGTGAATGGTTATTACCAAACTTATTAGCTGACAACACAAAAGAAATTAATAATAATTTTGTCAGAGATGCGTATGCTATTCAATCGATAATCGATTTAGAAATTAAACAACCTACAACGTCGACAAACGAAGATGACAAAGTTTACATCGAGGAATATGTATCGTTGCAACCTAATAGCTTTGGAACATTTGGAGCAAGGTTATTAATGCGAATAGTTGGTAGTAATTTAGAAATATTAAACCGAGATAGCAACGGAGATAGCGGAAGCGTTGTGATTAATTGGACTATTTTAGGCTTTAATGTAGGCGATAATTTTGAAATTACGAGTGGTGTTAATGTTGGAAACTATAGCGTTTTAGCTATTACAAATAGTGTTTTAACTTTGCAACCGATAGGTTTTACACCATCATTTTCAGGCGATGGATATATTAAAGTTAAATACTTTTACTCAAATGTAGCTTATCAAACAAGATTAACACAAGGCGTTATATTACCATTAAACAACACGCTTTCAAGTATAAACTACTCAATCAAAAGAAATATTTTGCGTTGGGGTTCGTGGATAGCTACTGCAATGCTTTACAATAAAACTTTATTAAAAAACACGTTCTTTAAAAATAACGGAGCTTTTACAAGTCAATTAGTTGGAGAAAGCGCACCAATAACGGAAAACGCAAACGTAAATTATACCGATTTAGATGAGCCAATTATTAACGCAAACGTTCATAATTTAAGTTTAGTAGCAAGTTATGAAAGCGTAGTTGATTATATGAATGATTACGCAACTGATAGAGGCTTTGTACGTTGTTATGATATGCAAGGTAATGTTATTAAAGGTTACATTCAGAAAAACGCTTACAATCCATTTACAAAAGAATTTAATGTTACATTAGAAGAAAAATATTATACACCTTATTTAACCTTAACTTTTGCAAATGGTATATTAAATGTCGACGGAACTGATTACGATTTAGGCGGTGTTTCTAATTGGTGGATATTTGAAAATGACTTCTTTAAAGTGTTTGATAAAAATAGTATTCCGATTTGTAACTTTTATAAATATAATTTTGTAATTTTGGATGGAATTAGTTATAATACCAAACTTGATTTACAAAATGCATTAATAGCATTATAATATGAATATAGACAAAAGTTTTATTAAACTTTACTTAAACGACTTCGTAAAGGCAAAGAGTAGCGCAAACCCAAACGTCGCTACTCTACTTTACGATGGCTTTATAGTTCAATTACCGAACGAAACTTTTGTACAAGAAACTAATAGCGATGTTGATATAGCTTTCGCTGGTGGTATTCAAATCGATTTAATAAATAGTTGTGGAAATGTTGTAAAAAATATTGACAATAACTTTGCTTATACATCATTTATTAATAGTCAGGGAGTTGAACAAATAAGATTTGAGTTTGGTTTAATAAATGAAAACTTCTACACTACACCGCTTTATCTTAAAATTACCGACTTAATTAATGGTAATATTTACTACTCAAATAGTTTTATAATAACTGATTATTATAGCAAAACTACAACAAGAGTAGATTATTTTAACAATGGTGATGTAGTAAAAAAATCAATTAGATTAAACAACTGCTATTACCATACGCCACAAAATAAACTCGATTTAAAAAGCTACACAACTACTCAAGGATTTCAAACAACATACCAAAATACACCGACTTATTTACAAAAATATTTGATTGACCAATTAGATTTTTTGGTTAATGATAGTGTAACCGATATGTTATGTAGCGAAGTGGTTTATATTAATAATGTACGCTCAACAATTTCAGAATATAAAGCAGATGAGCGTGTCGGAACTACTAACTTTCTAAGTGCTGAATTTTTAGTAAACCCCTTAAATCAATTAAAAAATTGGAATTTGCAGATATTACCAACTTTTACTTTAGTAACATTCACACCGAGTGGGGTTTATACATCGCAATTACCAAATTATAATAGAACATTTAATAATAAATTTAGCTTACAATTTGGAAGCAATCCAATAA